AATATGTTTTCAGAGAATTAGGCATGTACTCTTCAATAAACTTAATATTTCCTGTTTCATTTTCCAAGGTCACTGCCTGTGTTATATTGGCCCAAACTTCTGAAGCTGTTCTGTAATTTCTGCTCATATCTTTCAATTTTTGCTGTGTTTTAACATCGTATCTTATGCTGTTATAAAAATCTTTCAAATCATTAAGCCGCTCTGCTTTTTTAACAGCGTTGTACTCTCTGTCGTAATATCCTTTACCGTGTCCCCAGCCAAAAATATTTCTTTTTTTAGTATCACATATCCCGTCTAGAAAATCTTGAACTCCTGAACTTTGTGCTGTTGTTGAGAATTTCTCTTTTAAACTGCCAAAATTTTTAAATCCGTTTGTTGATTGCCTTAAAATTTCTATATCTTTTCTTACCGCATCTAAAAACATGTCGCTTGAGCTGGGTATTTTCGGAAATGTATTCTTTAATAAAGTGCTGTTCTGAATTCCTTCTATTTCAAGATAAGTCAAATCACTGTAATATTTGTTGTTATCAAAAAAGTGACCTGCCTCATGTGCCAATGTTTCAAATTTATGACTACCCTGCTTGATATATTTTTCGTCAGCATACCCAAATACTATTTTATTTTCTCGCGGTGTAAAACTCCCTCTGTATTCATCTAAAATTTCAATTTTATCTAAACTATTAAAATGTTCATTATACAGAGCTTTTATATTTTCATTAGGGCATTTGTTTAAGATAGACTTGTATTCTTCGTAATCTTTACCTGTCATAATCTCTTTAAGTTTTGTCAATTCAATTATACCATCATTTCCAGTTTTTTCAACTTCATCTTTCTGATATTTTTTAAACCACTCGTCGTAAGTCATGTCACTTGGAACATAATAAGTTTTTCCATCTTTATCCCTTGCGGCACGTTTCTCTTCCTCCCCATCTTCAAAATATGGTGCTGTAGTTGTCCTGCAGTTGACGTGAAACGGCGGAGCAGTTGTGCCAATCTCATAATCCTTAAACTCAAACACTTTGCCGTCAAGCCCCTGGCAAATCTCTGAAGTCCTGCTGTCAAGAGTAGCGACAATTTCATAACGTTCAATATTCAAATCTTCATAAGTCTTAATTCTAGCTTTAGAAGCATAGGCGGCACTTTCAGTATAGACAAGCCTTGCTACATTACTTCTGCTTGCATTCATTCTTTTAACAACTTTTTCTATTAATGTATCAAGTTTATCCCCACGAATAAAAGCCTGCGTCATTTCAGTATGCAGAGTATTCAGAAGTTTTTCCTTGTCTTCCCATATCCTGTCTGAAAAATGTTTTCCGTCAGAAGCCCAAGGGTTAGAAATAACAGTATTTACTAATTTATCATTCAACTTATACATATTTGAACCTATTCCTATCCCTGTACCTTTGGCAATTTCAAAAAATGTATGGTTGTATTGATCCTTGTACAGATTATCTAAATAATTTTTAAATCCGTTACCGTTATCATTGTACAACTTTTCAATTTCAGCACGCACTTGAAGTTTCATAGCTTCTAATCTCTCTATATGATACTTGGCACTTGCATTTTCAAGTTCTTTTGCAAACTTAAAACTGTCTTCTCCTGAACCTTTTTTGATATACTCTTCTACAGTCCACTTAAACTCTTTGTGTTCCTTCTTGTTAAGCATTTCCTTTGCGTTTACTAGTGACACATCGTTATTTTTAGCAATCCTGTTGTACCAGACTTCAATATCCTGATTTATCCTAGTGATTGCCTTGTCATATTCAGCCTGCTGTTTCTTTATCTCTTTTCCAGCCATTTGATTAACTCGGTTTTCTTCCTCAACAAATCTATCTTTCCAATAATCACTCATTTAAATCACCATTGTGGTTATGTTTACCGTCATCAAAATTAGCGTAATCAGTCTGTTCCTGCATCTGCTGTTCTGATTTTTCTTTCTTAATTCTTGCAAGCTCTTCCTGAACATCAGTTACCCAAGGGTGCTGTGCAACAAGTGTTTCCTCTGAAATTATCCCAACCGAATTTCTAATATCCGAAATAGCCTGACTTTCATTCACAAGTATATCCCTGTTAAGTACAACCTCCACTTTTTCCTTGATAAAGTCGCCCTGCCCTGTGTTCTTTAAGTGGTTTGCCACAAACCATATCATTTCTTCAAAACTTGCCTGAAACTCAGTTTCAAAGTCATTTGCTTCCAAATCTATATCTGAGTACATCGAACGTATATTAAGCTGATTCGGGTTATTCCCAAGCGTATCAGCTTTGCTGTCAAATCCGCCACCATTTTCAATTATAGTTTTCTTCAGCAGTTTTACAATGCTTTCATAGTTTCCTGCATTTACTTCAACTTGTAAACTAGAAACTTCTCCATCTTCTCTTACTTTAACAGCTCCAAACGTTGAAAGGTTTCTTCTAAACTCGCCCAAGTTTTCGCCGTCATAATTTTTAATGATTAAAATCGTATTCCTGCTATCTTCCTGCATGTTATTCATGAAATCACTTATAAGCGTGTTTAAAGCGTCCTGTAGCGATTTTACTCTTTTAAGCAAGGATTGTTCCAACTCATCTGCCTTGAAGCATATAAGCGGTATTTTCTGCCAGTTATAAGGTTTGTCATCAACACTTAGGTATGCTTTTTTTTCAACTGCTGTAAGTTTTGCATTATTCATTTTGTAATACTCTACGCCAGTTTTTCTATAAATCTCAACGTAATTTTCAGTATTATATGTGCCATTTTTATAAAGCTCTCGGCTATAAACCCTTATTGCATAATCTAGTTCTTCGTGTTCATTATCAAGCCACACAGGAATAACTTCAACTGAGTTTAACCTTTTAAATTTCAAATTTCCTAATTCGTCCACATATAAAAATAACCACCCAAGTCCATTGTTATAGACATCAGTGGTTACTCTTTTCAATGTTTTAAGAAAATTCTTATCAAACAGCTCATTCAGTTTGTCATCATATTCCTTGTTCTCGCTTTTGATACTTGGGGTTTTGGAAATTATGTAATTTACTTTCTGCTTGATCAGTTTTTTATACTGGTTATCGACAATCCTGTTATTTGGTAGGTTTTCAACTATTGTTAATTTGCCATCTTCCCCAATTGCCGTTCTCTGCCTTGAAAGGATGTCGTGCCTTCCACGATAATAGTCGTTTCCGTCTTTCATTTCCCTATATTTCTGGCTTGCAAAATGCCACATTATAATGCTCTCAACTTCGCTAAGATTTATATTCTGTTCTCCCATCTTATCTTTTCTCCTAAACAATTTCTTAATAAATTCAATCATTCCTTACTCCTTAATCAAAAGAAAATGTAGGGCCTTTTGAATAGCTTTCAAGTGCATATCTCATTGCGTCCATTAAATGGTTAAAATCGTCTACAGGCTTATTGACTGGATTGTCAAACTTGTCCTTGTCCCACATATAGTTTGATATTTCAGTTATGAAATTCACACATCTAGGATGAATAATAATTTTATAATCCTGGATATACTGAATCCCGTTATTAATACTGTCCCTACCTTTTCTTGATTTTCTTATGCCTTTCAATCCCAAATCATAAAGTTCGTCGATAGACTTAGGCTCTTGACTATCTGCCACAATCTTTTCTTTTCCATAGCCTTTTCTGATAATCTCTTCAGCAATTTGACGGTTTTTCATTGCATTTTTGTAAATCTCGTCAAACACATAAATTTCCTTATTCGCTACATCAATCAGCCCGCAGAAAAATGCTGACGGATCATTGGTATACCCAAAGTCTAATCCAAAGGCTGATTTCACACCTTTACGTTTTGAAATCTCATTGACATCAAATTCTTTTTCTTCCCAGTTCTCATAAACAAGCCCTTCAACAATTCCCCAGTTTCCAAGCCCTGCCACCTGATAACGTCTAGGATTATTCTTTTTCATATCCTCAAACAGTTTCTTATCACTTTCGTCAAGCCATTCGTTGCACATGTAGTTAGTTGTTTTGGCCATTATATTCTCATCTTCAACATCAAAAAATCTTTTTTTGAGCCAGTGCTTCTCGTTCCAAGGGTTAAACGTGAGTGTAATCTGCTTATATAGAGGCTCTTCGATTTTACCCCTGATACTTTCATCAAGCATATTAAAATCCTGCTCCTTATTTATCTCATAGGCTTCCTCAATCCACGCCCAGCATAGATTTCCAGTTTCAACTGTTATTGAAGTAACTTTAAGCGGATCGTCCAGTCCTCTAAATAGTATTTTCTGCCCTGTAGGAATATAAATTATCTCCAATGGGCTTTCCTTAACTGACCAGTAATCCTGTACCCCTAATATATTTATAGCCCATTTCAAGTCTGTAAAGCAGCTATCCTTTAACGTCCGATAAACTTTTCTTACCACAAGCAAGTTTGCCCCAGGATACTTCATCATTGAATAAATAAAAAATAACGCCGTTGTCTTGCTTTTTTTACTCCCACGGCTTCCTTTGCATACTCTATATCTTCCTTTGAAGTTCCAGAAATCCTTATACCCTTTCCCAACTAACTCAGGAAGTCTTATCTTTTTACTCTTCAAGGCTGTCCTCACCTACAATCACAACAGGTACAGCTCCTTCAACTTCAACTTTATCTGTAAATAATCTATATCGTTTACCAAGCAGTTCTGCTGACTTAATCCTGTCGCGTAGACCTATCTGCTTTTTAACTGTTCTAGCTTCACTTGTTCCGTCTCCAGTTCCTTCGACAACGACAACTTCCTCTTTGATTTCCCCTCTCATCGACTTAGTCAAAAACTCAAGCACTTCCTTGGCGGATGCTGTCCTCTCATCCTGCATGGCTTCCAGTTTTTCGTCGATGTAGCCTTTTATAGCAGGTTTAAGCAAGTTTTCCTGTCCAATAACTCTCGCTGTCTTCTTGCTGTACCCTGCCTTTACCGCTGCTTCTGTTATATTTCCAGTTTCAATATAATAATCTGCGAATCTTTTCTGTTTCTCCGTCAATTTCATGTCAAGTTCTCCACCTCCTCAAAAATAATAGTGCCTTGCAATTCTAAGCGGCTGCTGAATCACAAGGCGATATACTAAAAGTATTTATGAACAAAAAAAAGACGGTTATAAAAAGAATACCGTCTTTTGACAGTTAAAATAACTGACACTTATAAGTGGAATGGTTTATTAAATGTCTTTTACATTTTTCACATTCTAACATATTATACCACATAAAAAGGTAATGTCAAGGTAGCCAAAAGGTAGCCTATCGGTAATTTTGTCAAGTCCTTCAATCTAAAAGTATTTCAGGAAACAGGTTAAACTGCAGTTTTTTAACCAATTTTGTCCTATTTGTTCCAACTGTTTTTTCAGTTACCCCCAATTCTTTTGCTATTTCTTCAATCGTCCATTCTTTAAAATACCTAAAATATATAAC